TTTCTAATATATCAATACAAGAAAAGCAAGAGTATTTAATCCCTGTTTACGCTACTGATATGTGGGGTAATGCACATAAAGTATTAAGAGTAGCTGCTGACCAAACAATATCTACTGATGAAGCTTAAATACACAAGTAAAGCTTTGGAGAGCATTGGGATTATGCTTAGGAAGGGACTGCAAGATGAACTTAAAGACCAAAAGCATAACGCTTCTGGCAAACTAAGTAGAGGTCTTAGGTATCAAATTAAAGGCAACACCTTAAATGTAATTTCATCTGTTAGTTATTGGAAGGCAGTAAACAATCCTTCATTTGCTAAAATACCAAATCTTAATGAAATAAAAAGATGGTTAAACGCTAAAAAAAGTAATGGTAGTTTGGTAGAGCCAGAAGGAGGTAGTGATGCAAATCGCATATTAAGAAGGATGAAGGAAGATGGATATGGGAGGAGAGTTCCTTATAGATTTTACGAGGAAGGAAATAGTTTACCTAGAAGAACAGACTTTGCAGGATATACAGCAAGAAAGTTTAAAGCTAAAGTTTTAAAAGAATTATCACTAGCTGTAGGTAAAGATGTAGCTAGTGTAATTAGAACTCAAATTAAAAATAATACAAACTCAAAAGTTAGTTAATACATAATAATATGGCGACAAGTACAGAAAAGATAGTAGTTCAGGTAGTAGTAAAAGGAGGTAAGCAGATAGATAATTTAGGTAAGAAAACAAAAAATGCTACTAAAGGTGCAAATGGATTAACCAAACAGATGGGTAAGATGGCTGCAAAAGCACTTGCTGCTGCTACTGCATTTAGGCTTATAGGACAAGTTGTAAGTGGTGCTATAAAAACATTTACTGCTTTTGAGTTCCAAATGGCTAAGGTTAGAGCAATATCTGGAGCTAGTAATAAGGACTTTAAGAAATTATCTGAAACTGCTCAACAGTTAGGTAGAACTACATTCTTTACTGCAACACAGGTAGCAGAACTTCAGACTAATTACGCTAAATTAGGTTTTACTACTAAAGAGATTTTAAATGCTCAAGAAGCTACTCTTTTACTAGCAACAGCAACAGGTAGTGATTTAGGTAGAGCAGCTATAGTTGCAGGAGCTGCAGTTAGAGGGTTTGGGTTAGATGCTAGTGAAACAACTAGAGTAGTAGATGTAATGACTCTTTCGTTTAATTCATCTGCATTAGATATTGAGAAGTGGCAGACTTCTATGACTAAAGTAGCTCCTATTGCTGCAGGAATGAATATTGAGTTAGAGGATACTGCTGCTATTATGGGTACACTTACAGATGCAGGTATTGAGGCATCTATAGCAGGTACATCTATGAGAAACATATTCTTAAAGATGAAAGATTCATCATCTGACTTATCTAAGTTCTTAGGCTTCACTGTAAACAGTTCTGTTGATTTATCTAAAGCACTAGAGAAGTTAGGTACTGCTAGTGATACTACTTTAGATGGACTTGTTAATATCAGACAAGTTGCTGCTTTTAGTGTAATGGTTAAGGGAGCTAAGAGAGTAGAGAAGCTTACAGCAGAGTTGAGAAATGCGAAGGGAGCTGCTGAAGAAGCTGCTAGTATTATTGGAGATACGCTAGAAGGTGCGTTTAAAAGATTAACTTCAGCTACACAAGGATTAGCTATAAAACTTACTGCAGACTTAGGAGGTGGACTTCAAGATATGGTTGATGGTTTTGCTAATTTTATCAATAAACTTACTGATTCTTCAAAAGCTATTGCAACTACTATAAGAGGGATAATTAAGTTAGTTAAATGGGTTGGAGCTATGGCTCTTGGAATAAAGATTTACAGTGCAGCTATGTTAGCTTCTGCAGCGACAACAGGTGTATTTAGTAGAGCATTGCTTTTAGCTAGAATAGGAGCAACGAAATTCACTACTGCTATAAACATCTCTAGGGTAGCAATGAAAAAGTTTCTAGTAGGTAGTGGTATTGGTATTATAGTTTTAGGATTAACAGAACTTGCTGCTCATTTTATTTTTGCTGGAGAAGCTGCTGATGGCGCTAATAGTTCTTTTGATAAAAGCACTAAAGCATTGAAACTACTACATAAACAAGAGAAAGAAAGGTCTGATTTTAATAATAGAGTATTAGCTAAAACAATAGAGCAGGGAAATATAGATTTAGAACTGCAAGATGAAGCAATCAATAAAAATAAAGACAAAGCATCTGCATTAGCAATAGCAGCAGGTAAAGCAGTAAGAGATTCTAAAGAACAAAACGATATAATATTAGAGAGAAATGAAATAATAGAACAGCAAGAAATTCTTGAGAAAAAGAGAATCAAAATAGAAACAAATAACTCTCAGATTAGACAAAACACATTAAAAAAAGCATTTGATGATGATATTAAGATGGAGGAAAGTAGGAACTCACAAGCAATATTAGCCGCCAAACAGAGATACCGAAACGACATTGACTCTAAGAAAGTATTTGATGAAAAAATAGAGGAGCTTCATATAACTCACTTAGCTAATATGATTAAGGTTAAGACTAAGCATAAAGAAGATTCATTAATACTTCAAGATGAATTATTAACTGCTCAAATAAAAGCACACGAGAGTGAGATACTCACATTTGATGATGTTCAGAAAAAGATTAAGAAAGATAGAGATAATGCAGTTCTTGCAGAAAACCAGAGAAATCTAAAGTTTATTCAGCAGGATGACAATACTAAGGAAGACCTTGAGAAAAACGCTAAAGAACATTCAGATAAGATTATATCAATAGAAACCACTTCTTTCAATGCTCAGACAGCAAATGCAGAAAACCACAAAGTGGAGAAAACATCAATAGAACAAGCGTTTGTTGATTTCCAATTAGCAAATATAGATGAAGTTGCATTAAAACAAAAAGAAGTTGATGAGAAAACATTAGAAGATAATAAGATATTAGCTCAACAGAAACTTGAAGTAATGAAGGCTTCTTCAGATGCTATATTCACAATAATGTCTGGGAACTTAACTAAACAAACAGAAAGAGAAACTAAAAAACTAGAGGAGCAAAAAGATGCTGGTATTATAACAGAGGAGGAGTACGAAGCAGGAGTAGAGGCGATACATAGAAAAGCTTTTGAGAGGAAGAAACGAATGGATATAGCTCAGGCAATTATAAATGGTGCTTTAGCTATGACAACAGTTGCAGCTCAAACAGGGATATTAGCTTTCTTATATTCTCCATTCATAGCAGCAATGACTGCACTTCAGATTGGTGTAATATCAGCTCAGCAATTTGCAAAAGGAGGAATGATAGAGGAGTTTGCTAACGGAGGGATGGTACAAGGTAAATCACACGCACAAGGAGGTGAGAAGTTTGCAGTAGGAGGAAGGGTGGTTGAATTAGAAGGTGGTGAAGCTGTTATAAACAAAAGAAGCACATCAATGTTCTCTAGCCAATTATCTGCTATGAACGCAGCAGGAGGAGGTGTTAAGTTTGCTGATGGAGGATTACTTAATCAACCTTCATTCTCACAGCAACAATTCAATGCAGTAGGTCAAAATCAAATGGTGGGAGCTATGGGTAGTTCAGGTAAGGTGGTAGTAGTTGAGGCAGATATTACTGATAGTCAAAATACTGTAAGTGTAATACAATCTCAGGCTACAATTTAATAATTAAAAAAGTAAACAAATGTTTGTTGATAAAAAAACTAAATTAGAACGACTAGATATATGTAAAAGTTGTAGTTTCTACCGAAACTTTCTATTGTTAAAGACACCTAAGATAAGTAAAGGTGCAAGGTGCTTCAAATGTAAGTGCTTCCTAGAAGCAAAGACATCATTAACAAAGGAGTTTTTTGGTAAATGTCCAGAAAATAAATGGTAAAACTTTATATATGAATTTCAAAGAAATCTCTGCTAATTATAGCAAAAACAAAAGAAGTATGATGACTGATGCAGTTATTAGAAATAAGAATCAGGCACAAATTAATGACACTTATCATTCTTCATCCTTAAATACAATGTTTGCAGAATGGCATTTATTATTTCCATCACACAAACAGCAAATGTCCTGTCATTCTTGTAGAGCTGCAGTGTGTAAATTTTGGGAAACTATGGTAGATGAGTGGATAGAAGAAGAACAAACACCAAAAAAGAAAAATGTCCCTAAAAAAAATAAGACAAAATAAAGTAGATGTAGTCTTTGACTTCATTGAAATTGCTGGTACTGAGTTGGAAAAGAGGTTTGGAGATAATCCGACTAGCAAGGACATTGTAAGGCATCTTGCCGAAAGAGGATTAATTGAACCTAAGAGAATTAGGAACTATATGATTATTGCTGATTTTGATAAGATGTTAGTTGGAAATGAAGGGAGCAGAACTCACACTTGGATGGACTTATCCATTAAATACGATATAAGTGAGAGTATGGCTCAGAACATAGTCTATAAGGAGAGAAAAAAGGCTACACCATCAAGCAACATCACATACTAAAAGTTTTGTAGGTAAATTGGGTAAGATTAAAATGACTTGCTTGTATTTTTGCTGCTATGAACGAAAAATGGTATAACATTCAAAACAAGGCAGGTGAAACTGCTGATATATATATCTTTGATGAAATAGGTACTTATGGAGTAACTGCACAAGACTTTATATCAGAAATCAAAGGACTAAAAGATATGCCAATCAACTTACGCATCAATTCGCTTGGAGGAGATGTGTTTGATGGAATGGCTATGTATAATGTAATTAAAAGGAGAGAAGCTAAGACCACAGTCTATATAGAGGGTATAGCGGCAAGTATCGCTACTATCATTGCTTTAGGTGCAGATGAGGTGATAATGGCTGAGAACTCTTTATTTATGATTCATAACGCTTGGGGAGGAACTTCAGGAGAGGCTAAGGATATGCGTAAGACTGCAGAAACTCTTGATAAGATTACAAGTGAACTAACAGACATTTATGTAAAGAAAACAGGGTTATCATTTGAGGCTCTTGCTGAGATGATGGATGAAGAAACTTGGTTGAATGCTGAAGAAGCGTTTGCATTAGGATTCATTGACACTATATCTGACTCTATTAAAGTGGCTGCAAAGTATGATGTATCTAAATTTAAGAACATCACGCAGGAAGAAATTAAGAATAAATTAAGTATTAATATAAATAACAAAAAAATGACTAACGAGTTAAAAGATTGGTTCAATAGCAAGGTTGAGGAAATTGTTACTTCTGTAAAAGGTGAGGTAAAGGTTTCTGCAGATGTTGCTGAACAAACTGCGATAACTGTGAACTTAGGAGATAACGAAGAAATTACAAATAAGATTTCTGAATTTGAAGCTAAGAACATTGAATTATCAAACAAAATGTCTTTACTAGAAGAAGAATTGGTTTCTGCAAAAGGAAACAATGAAACTTTAACAGTAGAGGTTGAAGGTTTGAACGCAAAAATCAACAAAGCAGATGCTAAGGGTACAGAATTAGAAACTTCAGGCGACCCTTCTGTAGTTGAGAACAAAAAAGAAGATAGCGATACTAAGTTTTGGAATGGTATTGTATCAAAAATGAATTTAAAATAAAAATTAAAAAAATTAAGAAATGGCAAATGTAGCATTAGACGGAATTGGAGCAGGGTACTTAGGTACTTATGCATCCAAGATTTTATTAGAGCCTATGTTCCACTCAGATGATATTATGAGTAATTATACTATCTACCCTGCAGTGAAATTTAGACAAAACATAACATTAGCACCTGCTTTGAGCAGTATTACAGCAGTGCACTCAGGATGTGGAGTAACAAATATTTGCGACCCTGCAGGATTCTCTGTAACTCAGAAGAGCATTATGGTAGAGAATGTTTCTGTAAAACAAACTCAATGTTGGGATGAGTTTAAAGACCAAGTAATTGTAGAGTCTTACAGAAATGGAGTTAATATGCCTGATTTATCAGGAACTGACTTAGCTGAAGTTATCATTAACAGAGTAAGAAATGGTATTCAGTCTGATATGGTTAGAAATATGTGGGCAGGAGATAATGCAGCAGCAGTTGTAGCTATTGATTGTACTTACGCATCAATGGGTGATGGACTTTGGGTATCATTATCAGATGGAGGAGCAATTAACGGAACTCAAATGAGAGAAGTACAAGGAACTTTAGGTGTAGCAGCAGCTCAGTATGTTACTGTAGGAGCTACTTTACCTGCAGCAGATGCTGTTCTTATTTTAGAAGATGTTTACAATACTGCATCAGCAGCATTACAAGCAATCCCTGCATCAGAGAAAAGAATGTTTGTTTCTCCAAATGTATATAACGCATGGTATAGTGCATTAACTCAAGTTGCTTCAGCAGGTTCAGTTGATTACGGACACTCAGAAGCTCAAATGGGTAAACAAAGATTATACTTCAGAGGAGTAGAATTAGTACCTATGTATGAGTGGGATACAGCTTTAACTGCATTAGCAGGAGCTACTTTCCCTGCATTATTTACAGCAGCAGGAGCAGCGATTGATGCTACTTCAGGATGTATATATACAGCTAAAGCTAATTTATTTATTGGGACTGATGTAACAAATCCTGATAATGAGCTTAAGATGTTTTATGATGAGGTTTCAGAAAATATGTATATTAGAGCAGGATTCACTATGGGCTTCCAGTACGGATGGAACTCTTTAGTTAATGGAGCTGTTTTAGTAGACTAATACAACAATATGTAATAATAGAGGAGAGGGTGTAAAAATCTTCTCCTCTTAATTACTTTTAATAAATCAAAAAAATAAAATAAAATGGCAATAGATACAGGACTAGCGATTGTTTGTGCAGATTTGCAAGCAACTGGTGGTATAAAAAGAATTTTAATAAGAGCTTGGTCGGCTGATGATGTAGTTTTGTATGGTTCTACACCAACAACACATACTATTACAAGTATTAAAGATTTAGCAGCAGATGCTGCTTGGGGAGTTTATGAGTTCAAAAATGAAACTCCAGCATTAACTATTAGTGCAACTAAAGAAATGGGTTCAACTGCATTTGAATGTGGTTTATCTTTCTTCTTACCTAAATTAGAGCAACTTAAATTTAACTTAATAGAAAGCATTACTAACTCTTGTTTAATGGTTATAGCAGTAGACACTAATGACAATGCTTTTGTTTTGGGTGTTTCAGAGAAGTATGAAAATCAATCAAATCCATCTAGGAATCAAACTTACGCACAATTATCTACTGTTGAAGGTGGTACTGGTGCAGCGTATTCTGATGAAAGTGGAATTACTATTACTTTAACGGCAAGACAATTTGAAATGCCTAGACAGTACGTAGTACCAACTCCATCTGCAACTACAGGTATTGTAGTAGCTGCTGATGGTTTAACTGCAACAACAGATTAATAATTAAAGAT